AAAATGGAAGAGACTCAAGAGATGAACATGACAAACAAAGTCAACATAGAATTTTTAAGAGAACAGTTAGATAAAGCATTAGCTGATATAGAAGAATTAAAAGATAAAGTAAGAAGAAACGGTAACGGAGGACATTAATGACAGAGTTGGTAATAGCTTTACTTATGATAGTAAACGGAGAGATTAATGAAGCTAGAATACAAACGTCAATGTCAGAATGTTTAAAAGGAAAAAGAATTGCTATGCGTAGTAATACAGGAAATAATATTCAGTACCAGTGCATAAAGTCAATGGCTGAACTTGAGTCAAATATTGACGGCAGCAAATCAATTAAAAAATTAATTTTAGAATAAGGAGAACAAATGATAATATACGGAGAAACACCATCAGAATGGAAAAACCATTTTGTATCATGGGTTAAAGATAACAAAAGAAAAGTTATAGCTTTTGTTGTTTGGTCAATAATATTACTAGCAATCTAATGTCTGACAAGCCAAATTCGTTTGAAGCAAAAACTAAAATTTTACCAAAACTTTTAGTAGACAAAGCATACGAGATGTTAACTAGTGGAGAAAAGTTAACAGCTAGTGAATTAAAGGTTTGTTTAGATACTTGCAAAACTTATGGAGTAGAAGTAGATGAACAACCTAAGAATAGTATCACAGACGATTTACCATTTGACGAAAAATAATATTCGATGGATTGGTTTTATTTTAGCTGCAATGTCAGTTGGAATATTATCTAGTACAATATTACGATTACAATGGTTTGGATGGTTTATAGGTGCAATATCTTGCACTATATGGATTATGATATCCTTTAAGGACCAGGACAAACCTAGAACTCTTATGGAATGTATGTATTTAGTTTTATCTATCTACGCTTGTTATAATTGGTTTAATTATGAATAAAAAAACACCACAAATAGAGCCAAGTGTAAAAAACTTTAAAAATTTTTTATATCTAGCTTGGCAACATTTAAATCTACCCAACCCAACACCTATACAATACGATATAGCAGATTATCTGCAAAATGGTTCTAAACGTATAGTAATAGAAGCTTTTAGAGGAGTAGGTAAATCTTGGATTACATCAGCTTTTGTATGTCATCAACTTTTACTTAACCCTCAAAGAAATATTTTAGTTGTATCTGCTAGTAAAAACAGAGCAGATGACTTTAGTACATTTACACAAAGACTTATAAGTGAAATGCCTTTGTTAAATCATTTAAAACCTAGAGAAGACCAACGTCACTCTAAAGTTTCTTTTGATGTAGCACCGGCTAGAGCGTCACACGCACCTTCAGTAAAATCTTTAGGTGTGACATCGCAATTAACTGGTTCACGTGCCGATTTAATTATCGCAGATGACGTGGAGTCAGCTAATAACTCTCAAACACAATTAATGAGGGACAGACTTGGTGAGACCGTAAAAGAATTTGACGCTATCATCAAACCTGAAGTAGGACGTATTGTATTCCTAGGTACACCTCAAACAGAAATGAGTTTGTATAATGACTTGGAAGAAAGAGGATTTCAAACAAGAGTATGGACGGCTTTATATCCTACACCAACGCAGCAGATTAATTTAGGTAGTAAACTAGCACCAACAATAACTGAAGACTTAAAAAAAGATAAAAAGTTAGAAGGTAAACCTACAGACCCAAAAAGATTTGACGAAGTAGACTTAATGGAACGTCAAGCTTCTTATGGTCGTAGTGGTTTTGCTTTACAGTTTATGTTAGATACAACTCTAAGTGATTTAGAAAAATATCCACTTAAACTAAACGACTTAATTGTCGTATCTGGTTTATCTACGTGGAAGGAAGCACCTGCAAAGATACAATGGGCTTCTTCTACAGACCAAATTAAGAATATAGATAGTGAGCTGCCTAATGTAGGTCTTAAAGGTGACTATTATGTAGCGCCTATGTATTTATCTGACGAATATGCACCGTTTGAAGGTTCAGTTATGGCAATTGACCCTGCAGGACGTGGTGCTGATAGAACTGGCTTTGCTGTTGTTAAAATGCTTCATGGTATTTTATATGTAACAGCTTGTGGTGGTTTAATAGGTGGATATAGTGATACTACGTTAGAAGAACTAGCAACAATAGCTAAACATCAAAATGTTAACTATGTCGTATTAGAGTCTAACTTTGGTGACGGAATGGCAACAGCCCTTCTAAAGCCCATAATGGCTCGTATACACCCTTGTTCTATTGAGGAGGTAAGACACTCAAAACAGAAAGAACTACGTATTATAGACACTCTAGAGCCTGTTATGAACCAACATAGACTAGTTGTTAGCCAAGAACTAATTAAGGATGACTTTAAGTTAGACCTGGACCACCAATTGTTTAAGCAAATGACTCGTATTACTAAAGACAAAGGGTCTATTAGACATGATGACCAACTAGACGCTTTATCTATTGCAGTAAATTACTGGGTAGAAAGAATGGACAGAGACCAAGAGTTATCTTTTAATGAGCATAAGAACGACTTGTTAAGACAAGATTTAGACAGATTTATGGATAATGCCATAGGTAAAAAGACAAGTAACTCAAGGTGGTTTAATTAGTACCCCTATTAGAACTAGGGGGTAGAAAGTCACCTATATGTAACCTTAATGTTAACATAAAGTGTCTTTAAGTAGGTTAAATATGAAACCTATCCACCCATTAACCATTATGAAAGGAAGTACATGACATTACCAGAAATAATACTATTAGGTTACATACCATTGTTAATCTTTAGGTTAATCCGTAAGATTTTGGTAAAAAAATCCGAGAGGGTATCACTATACTAGGGGTGCGAATTGTCCCCCATGCCACTTTTTGTTCTTGTTTTGTTCTACTTTTAAAATGGCTGTTTTCCTATGCTTTTTATCGGTTGTTCTAACCGTTGCTCGTAGCATTTAGACAATTTTTTAGTTTTATTTTGTCTTTATCTTTTAGGTGGGGTCTATTTTTTTTTTGTTTTTATTTAAACTTAAAGATTAACATTTAATTATTAATTAAACTTAATGATTAACTTTTATTATTACTTTTAATTATTCTTTTAATTATTCTTTTATTATTCATTTAGATTTAATTTTATTTATTCTTTTAATATTCTTTTTGTTTATTCTTTTATTATTACTTTTATTTATTCTTTTAGTTTTATTTATATTCTTAATTATTCGAAAATATTGGGGGGTGTCTTAGTACCTAAAAGACTCTTAAAGGCGCTGTGCGTCCTTCTATGGGCTTTTAATTTTGATTGTTTTAATCAAATAAGCCTATTTTTTTATTTTTAGGCAAAATCTGAGCTTTTTAGGCGTTTCCTGGAAATGGCGTAAAATAAGGCTTTTTTAACCTTTTTTAAAAATAGTTGTTTTTTTTAATTTATTTGTGTTAAAAAGAATATGCCGTGAGGAATATATTAAAAATAAAATCAGTTTTGAATATTATGACTTTTAATAATAACGAGATTTTACAATTAATAGATTTTAAAAAACTCATTGATTAAATAACGTACGTCTTTTGGCGTGGTTTCGTGGCTAGGTTATACTTGAAAAAAAGATAAACCGAAAACAAAGTAAATTAAAACTTTGTGAATTTTTAAAACGATAAAGGCGTTTAATTGAAGGCTTGATATTTTCTAATAACTACAAAAGGATAAAACAATATGACAAATCTATATCTAATAAGTGAAAACGAAAATATAAACACGTGTCCAAAACCTAGTGAAGGCTGTAGCCCTCACAATTTACATTTTAAAGGGGCTAGTCATTTAAAATCTATTTTTGATGATGACCCAAAAAAATGTTTTGAAAATGCAATAAAGAAAAAAGCATTTTCGGAAACTAGAGTCATTGATAATAATTACGATTATATAATGTATATGTGTAGTAATTCTAAATATGACTTTTTTAAATCAAAAGTGACTAAAACAAAATGGAAGGTTTTAAGATAATGATTATTGTAAATTATAAATCTAAAAAAGACCTTAAAAACGAAATCGGTAAAAAGTTAGATTATACCGAAACTAGTATGTTCGGAAACGAATATAAATCAAACGGCAAGTTTTCAGCTTGTAATAGACCGAGTATAAATTCAGTTCTTATTAATCGAGGAATTTTAAGAGCAAGAGAATTTTTTACAACTATTACAATTGAAAACGATTTAATAAAAAGCGTTGAATAATGTTTAATGCTATTTTGTTAAGTATAACATTTGCGCTTTCATTTGCGCTTATGTTTTTAGGTGTCATTGTTTCAATTCATTTTGAAACGTGGCTCGGTTTAATTATGGTTGTAGTGGGGGGCTTGAGATTTTTTCGAGACTTGCATTATAATTAAAATTAATAAATAAACTTTCAAGCCTTCTATTAAGCGCCTTTATTCGTTTACTATCAAAGCGTCTTTTTTTCTAAAACTACAAAAGGAAAATAACATATGAAAACATTATCTTTTATAAAGTCTAAAAAACTTTTAAATATTGATAACAACGCTAAAACCGTGAAGGGTCAAAAGTTCGGATATAAGACAGCCATTTTATATCTAGCGCCTTCAAATTTAAGTGGTTTTAACGTGTGTCCAATGGCTAGTGAAGGCTGTAAAAAAGCTTGTTTAAATACAAGTGGACATGGGGCTTTTAGTAACGTCCAAAATGGACGAATAAACAAAACAAGGTGGCTAATACAAGAGCCGAACACGTTTTTAAAACAATTAATAAATGAAATTAAAAACTTTATTTTAAATTGTGAAAAAAACAATTTTATACCTTGTTTAAGGCTTAACGGAACGAGTGATATAGCGTGGGAAAATAAACAATATGAAAATAAAACAATATTTGAATATTTTCCTAATTTGATAATTTACGATTATACAAAAGTTTATAAAAGGGCTTTAAAATTCGTAAACGGTCAAATGCCGTCTAACTATCATTTAACGTATAGTTTAAACGAGGATAATAAAAAGGAAGCGTTTAACATTTTAAAAATGGGTGGCAATATTTCAGCCGTATTTAGAAAATATTTGCCTAAAACTTTTAAAGGTTTTAACGTTTTAAATGCTGACGAAACCGACTTGAGATTTTTAGATTTAAAAAACTCAATTTGTGGACTAGTCGCAAAAGGTAAAGCGAAAAAAGATTATTCGGGTTTCGTTTTAGATACTGAAATTGCCTAAAAAGCTTTTTTGGCATTTTAAAAATAACAATAACTACAAAAGGAAAAAAACATATGACATTAAATGAAATAGTAAAAATTACTGAAATATTTACTGGACGTAAAACACCTTGTAATATTTTAAAATTTTTAAACGAGGAATTTTATTACAGCCAGTCAAAAGGCGTTAATATTCCAATCGGTGAAATGGACTTGTTTCATTATATCAATTCTACAAATAAAGAATTTAGAGAATTAGATGTAAATAAAACGGCTCTAAACCAATTAAGAGAAATTAAAAATATAATAGGCTCTTAAAAATCAATTTAGGAATTAAGGCGTTTTGATAGTAAACGAAAAAAAGTTTACTACGTTTAAAATAAATTTCCGTTTGTTTTTTATTTTATTCGAAAAAAACAATTGACCTTAAAGGGTTAAGGGGGGCGAGATTATTTTTTGTCTTGCCCTTCTTAATTTTATAGGGGCGAGGGGCGACCTATTCTAGGGGC